CTAAGGTGCAAAACTTAAATAAGGCAATTGCGACCCTCTACAGTACGATATACGTGTGTATTTCTCCCATAACAAGGTCATCACTCCGAGTTACTGAAAAATGCCCACACACATATAAAACTTTATTTGTAGGTTATTTTATGACAGATTGGTATGTCAGTCCTGGTACTCCATTTTCTTACTTAAACATTTGAGCAAAGGATACGCGAGTAAACTCCAATGTTGCACCATCCCTATGGGCTTTTGTAATAGGTGATAAATCAATATCCCCTGATTCAAAAGCGGTGAAAGAAGCTAAAATTTCATCGATGATCAACCTACCAAAATGTAATACGTTTCCAATTAGTCCAGTAGGTTGTTTGTCATCTATTGTTATTCTCAATTTATATTCTATTGTTCTCGACATTTTACAAATCTATGATTCAACCCAATATGTCTATGATGATTTGGGATCCTGTCTAAGTTTTAAATTGTGTGAAGAAATGGAAAAGAAGATACTTCAATTGACATTTGTGATGGATACAGTGTAAAATTCAATGTAAATGATCCACCAGACAAAGTTAAATCAGAATAACCCCCAGTTGCTGGAACTGTATATTGTATCACTAGTAGTTGTGAATTTGCTGCTGTTCCATTACCAAAAGATGCTGTTGTTGCTGTGGTGATTACACCAGTACTATTAGATGTTGATAATGTGGTTGGTGTTACTGGTGAAGCCACAGATTGTATAATGCGAACACAAACATAATAAGGTGTATCCCCTGATGCTATAAAGGTCAATCTTGACAGCAAACTAACTACACTAAAAGACACATAAGATTGTTGTTCATAAACAGTGCTTGCTACAGGTAAATATGCTCCATCTTGGAACGGTTGTGTATAATTGTAATTGTTAGTTCCAATAGTATAATATGTAAGAACATTTTCGAAGCCAAAAGGTATCTTTTTATATAATTCTATATCATAACTTACCCAAAGCTCTCCCAATATTGCTCCATTTGCTGATTGCCCTCCATTCATGATGTACATATTTCCAAAATTTGACATACGAAGGTCTCCAGATCCTCTATTTGCTATATATAAATGTTCCATAACTGTTTGTGAATTCTTGCATTCAATTGGTAAAATTGCATTGCTACTTGGTACTACACTTACCGACCCTTCTGTATTTTCTATTTGTATTTTACTCACAGGATCAGCAGTGTATGGATCATATTGACAACACATTGCTACATAACCTAATCCTTGAGATGTTGTGATTGACCCACTTAATGTTTTGAATTCAAATATCATTCCCTTTATTCTATATTCTTGAAATGCATCAGCTATTTGATTCAACCATGGAAATAATGCTGGATTAGATGGATTAATGGTGTATTTTAAAATGTTACTTGTGGTAGTTGATACTACATTACCAATAAATTCTTTATGTCTGATAGGAACTGAATTGAAATCTCCAAACACAGGGACTGAAGATGGACCTAACATACTGTTTTCTTTGATCTCATATGCTCCACGTCCTGAAATGCTTGCAAAGAGTGAATCTACACCTTTACCTAATAATGAGCCAATACCACCTCCTGCTCCAGGCAATGCTAAATTACCTAAAACCCCACCCACAGATTCACCTAATCTAAGATTTTGTAATTGTCTAACTAATGATTTCTTAGGTTTACTCTGAGGTTTGGTTTGTTTTGGTTTTGATTTAATTTGCTTCTTCATTTTCTTGTTGTTTTGTTTTGTTTTTGCCATAAAATGTTTGATGTTGCTATTTTATAGCATATGGACGGTCTTTAAAAGATGGTCCAGCGCTAATTTAAAATTTACAATTTTATAGTATCAAACACTGACAATGGATATGTTGAGAATTTGTATGGTGTTTTGTTTTTATTATTAAGATGATTTTCAAGTAAAATTTGATAATGAGGTTCAATCCCGAATGCAAGATAAAAAGAAATCCTTGTGGCTATAGTTGGTTTCACAAAACCATTATAAACAATTCCTTTTGTCATCTGGTGCATTCCTGATGTAACATAGTGATATGATATTTGTTTGTCATGATATTTTCCAGGATCCATAAATTCATAATATTGTTGCAAGATTGGTAATCCTTGGGTGAGTATTTTTCCAGCTGTTGCTACCTCATGTTTCCAAGATAAATATTTTTGTTTGTTGTTCAATTCAAGCAGGCATGCTGAGTCCTTCATCATACTAGTATCAATTTGTCGAACCATAACATAATTTGATCCATTCCAGACTGGTTGGGTTTGACAAAACACAATTTGCTCTAACACACTTACATGTTCTTCAATTTTCATTAAAAATCCAAAGTTGTTGAAGTAATTTTCTAG